TTCAGCATCAATACGAGCACGGTATGCTGTGGTTTGTGCGTCAACCGTTTGTACCTTACCATCATCGTCTGTGTATTCAGTAAACACTGGCCCAACAGAATTAACCGTCATCCAATTGCCGTCAGAATTTTTCTCCACACCAGAGCGAAAACTATACTCGTAAGGCGGTGTTGTGTCGGCTTGAGCACTTTCCATAACAGGATCTGCACCAAGACCATCTAGTCTTTCTTTAGTAAGCGTTGGTTCTAAGACAGGTCGAGTTTTCTTGTGCATAATGCGGAAGGTTATTTCCGTTACCACCTCTCCTGTTTCTCTTATTCTTATTAGTCCCATGACTAATCTCCTTTCTTATGCGATTGCGTAGAAGATGTATGTAACTCCTGAAGCATTGTTACCAGGGCCATTTACTATAAACCCTGCCGAATATGGATCTACATTATCTCCACTTGTTACTTCAGCATCTGTATTATTTAATTGTAAATATGCATCATTGCCTGAAACAATACCACGAGCACTATCCCAAACTAACCAACTACCACTGCCACTTGAAGCTTTTATAAGTATAAACCTAGCACCACTAGAAAAACCGCAGTCTATTTGTTTACCTGTATTTCCGTCACCAGTATAGCTTCCCACCTTGGATACACCTGCTACGGTAGCGAAAAGGTAGGCTATGTAGGTTTCTCCTGAACCATTTACAAGATTATGATTACCAACTGAAAATACACTTGCAGTTGGTGCAGTATCATTCCAAGAAAGATTACTGGTAAATGTTTGGTCAGTAGTATTTAGCCTTAAAAAACTTGTTGCATCTCCTGCATATATTGTCCAATTGTCTACACCACTTCTTCTTTTTACCCACATCATTTCAGGAACAACACCAAGGCTATGGCTTACAGTACGCCCTGAAACTCCTGTGCCTGTGTAAGCAACCACATCGAAATAGCCAGGTGCACGTTTCCAAGCGTAACGTACATATGGGTCTGAACCACCGTTCAGATCATCAACAACCCCTGTATTACTATCAAAGTAAAAGTTTGCACCTGATGTAAATTGAGCCGCATTAGATTCTGTTGCGTTGTATATAGTCTGACCCGTTAAGCGAGAGGCTGTATATCCTGCTGAACCATTTCTGCCCTTACTAAGTCTCCAATCAACAGGAAAGCCCGTAGTAATTCCTGTACTACTGTTTGCCTCTACCGCAAAAACATTAGTCGCACTTGTAGGCGTAGCTAACGGGCCTCTGCGTATTGCAATGTATATGTAGTTATCACCTGATTGACCGAAATTAAAACCAGTAGCATCAAAAGATGGCCCATTATAATCTGCCTCTGCATTAGTTAAATTAGCAAATAAATGTGCGTCATTGTTAGAACCAACTTCCCATCCACGCATGACATCTAAAATTATCCAGTTAGTACTACCATAATTTGTCGCCTTTAATAAAACCCATTGAGGTTCAAACCCCAATTCAGCACGTCCATTGTAGCCAGAAATACTCCCACACTTAATAATATCTTGGTCACCCGATGGGCCAAACTCACCGTCAGAATTGTTATGTGCGAATAGGTAGGCTACGTAGTCTCCAGTAGAGGAAACCGCACCAGAACTACCTGTTGTAAATGTTGTAGAGGTCACTGAATCCACATAACCATTAGAGGCAGATGAAGCGTTGGTTGTATTTAACTCCATTTGAATTAAAGTACCGCCAAAGTTAGTGCTGTACGTCCAGTTTGCTGCTCCACTGATTTTTTTTACTATCACAACAGCAGGTGCTACGCCTAAATTATGGTTAATAGTCATACCCGACCCACTTGAATTAGTATAAGTAACCACATCAAAAAATTTAGGGGCTTTGCGAAATGTCCATGCAACCATATCTGCTGCATTTGGGGGATTTTCGTTATTATAGTTAGCACCTAAAGTAAAACCATTAGAATTGAAAGCAGTAAGCCCATCATTCGATCCGGCATAAATACTTGTTTGTGCAGAAGTTGACTGTGATTGGAGGTATTTTTTAACCCCTCTTTCTGTGTCGTACAAACTGTGATTATAAGAAGAACTTCTTGATTTTAACCATACTAAGCCACCTTCTCCAGATAAATCAATTTCATTAACAATCGACTGACCTGTATCGCCATTTCCGTTATACAAAAATGTTGAAAAAACATCCGTAACATCAGATGCCACATTCCCAACCGTAGGCC